GTAGCGGAATGCGATGATCCGTTTTGAAAGGTAATTCAGATGGCAGGTATTCAGGACTTTCAAGAGTACGTTGACGACTTCTTCGGAGCGTCAGCAACGCTTCCCGTTTCAGCAGATCCAGCGACCCCGTGGCTTGTCGTTGACACTTCTTCAGCAGGTGCCCCAACCTACGTTCGCAACGCATCCAACGCAGTGCTGACTCTGGCCGCAACATCAGAAGTTGAAAACGTCTGCCTTGCTCACGGCGATGCCCTCAGCTTCGATATCGACGATCTGCTTTGTGCAGAGTTTCGCGTCAAGGTGACCGGCTGCACTACCGGAACCACAATCAGTTGGGGCATGGCATCGGCTCGAAATGATACCCCTGCTTCAATGACTGCTCTAGCATTGTTCACGATGACCGGTGCCACGTCTACAACAGACGTCACGGTTGAAACTGACGACAACGTGACAGACACAGCCCCAGTCTCGTCTGCGACGGCACTGGCCACCGTGTTTAAGCGGTTCGTGATTGACTTCAGCAACAAGTCTGACATTAAATTCTACATTGATGGCAATCGGGGTGCTAGGTCGACTGCGTTCACGATGGCTGGATACACGAGCGGACTTCAGCCGTTCATTCAGATCCAGAAGGCCGCAAATACGAACGTCGACGCAGTCACTGTTGACTACGTCAAGATTACGGCCAAACGAGCATGAGTTTGGCAGATCGGATCGTAACTGATGCGGCTGGCGTGTTTCTCAACAGCGATCACTTCGCTGAAACAGTCACGTACCATCCGCATCGGTTCGGGACACCAGCGACGGCCAGAACTATCAAGGCCGTCGTGATACGCAATCAGGTGTCAACATTCGCTCCAGATGAGCAGATCGTGCCAGAGTTCGAAGTCCGAGTTGCCAACAATTCCACAACCGGAATCAGCAGCGAAGAACTCAACACTGGCGGCGATCAAATCAAGCTGGCCGTGAGGATCGGAGAAACGCCGACGAAGCGATCAGTGCAGTTACTGTCTGAACATGACTCTGGAATGCTGGTTTTGATATGTCGGTAACATTTCAAACGCCTGTCGTCTCGCGAATCTCGGATGAGATCTTTGCGCGGCTACAAGCGTTGGTGTCCGGCAGTGCTGGAGCGTATTCGTTCGTGGATGTCGTCAGGCCGACAAAGCTGGCGACATACACGCCACAGCATGGATTGATTGTTTTGACTCGTGGCGAAGTCTCCAGAGTGACGGAACTTGATTGCCCTGGGAATCCTCCGGCAGTTGCGTTTCAGCAGACGTTTTCAATTCGCGTGCACATCGCTCCAAGCGAAAAGGACACGACGCCGGTTGAGGTGTATGAGGATGTCATGGAAGCGGAGATTCATAAAGCCATCGTGAACGACTCGGCAACATGGCACACCTTTGGAGATCTCGCAATCAATGCGGATCTCGGAGCACAGCAGACAGTTGTTTCAGACGGAAGTTATGACGGAATCGCGGTTCCGCTGACGGTCACGTTCCGCATCACAGAAGGCGACCCATACACGGTGCGAGCATGATCGGAATCGAAGTCGACGCAAAGCAACTGAAGCGGCTCAGAGAGGCCGTGGGAAAGGCTCGCAAAAGTCTTCCTCGGGAACTTGCGGCGGCGGTTAATTCAGTCTCAAAGAAAACGCGATTGAGCATCGGTCGAGAAATCCGGAAGACAGTCAATCTGAAAAAGGACCAGGCAGAAAAGCCGATCAAGATCACGCAAACAGCGACGGCAGAAACACCGACCGCAAAGGTTTCACTGGCCAAAGAAGTTCGATTGGGATTGCAGCACTTCGGAGCACGTCACGACAACCGGGGCGTGTCTTACAAGATTCAAAAGCAAGGCGGACGGAAACGAATCAACGGAGCTTTCATGGGTCCACGGCCGGGAACTCTGGCCCCGAAACTTCATGGCGGCGTTTGGAAGCGTGAAGGCGCCGCGCGAAAAATGAAAAAGGGGCGTCGCCAAGGGAAAATAGCCGAGCCGATCGTGAACCTGAAAGGCGTTTCGCCCTATGGGGCATACGCCAAAAACGACTTGTCAGAAGCGGAAGTCAAAACGATTAACGCCAATCTGGGCAAGGAAATGGAACGACGAATCAACCTCAATATTCTGCGAGCCAATGGGCTCGTGAAGAAATAGGAACACACAATGCCATTGCTACGCCGTCGAGCCGTTTTCGCTGCCAAGGTCGAAACCACCATCGGAACCGCTGAGTCACTCACCGGTGCTGAAGGTGCGTTCAACGCTCGTGACTTCACGATTCAGCCGAACGTCCCAATCACTCGGCGAGAGGGTCAAGGCGGATTCAATTACCTACCTGGCATCGCAGAAGGAATGCAGGGCACTTGCACGGTCACGATGGACATGGCGTATGACGGAACGACTGTTCCGACATGGGCCAGCGTGCTGCTGCCAGCGTGCGGATGGGTTGCAACCGCTGGCGTGTTTTCGCCGCTGTCTGAAGGCCCAGGCACCAGCGTCAAAACCCTGACTATCGGTCACTACAAAGACGGCAAGCGAGCCCTGTTGTCTGGCGCGATGGGCACGTTCAAGATCATGGCACCAACCGGCAAAATGGCGTCGATTGAATTCACATTCACCGGGAAGTACAGCACTAACGAAACCGACACAGCATTGATCGCCCCGACGTATCCAACAACCCTACCGCTGCGAGTTGCGGCCGGTGCGTTGACGTGGAACAGCGTGGCGTTGTGCACTTCAAACGTCGAAGTCGACGCCGGCAATTCCGTGATCATGCGGGAGTGTATGAATGCGACTGACCGCAGCGGGTTCGTTTCGGCCATCGTAACAAATCGTCAGCCGGTCATCATAGCAGACCCTGAATCCGAACTCGTCGCCACACAAGACCGTGACGCTCTTTGGCTGACATCAAGCCCACAGGCTTTCTCAATGCAGATCGGCGTGACTGGAACCTCAATCACTGTCGCAGCCCCAAAAGCCCAACTGGAAAACAAACAGCAGGGCAATCGAAACGACATGATGACCGACGATCTAACATGGTTGGCCACCAAAGGCAGTGCAGCTGATACTGAACTCACCATCACTTTTGACTGATATGAAACATGCCTCGAAGTCTTGACCCAAACGCACGCCTGACGATGGTTCTTGCGTGCGATGAGAACGCGAATCCGCAGCCGAAGATCTTCGCAAAAGCTCCTACGCTCAATCAGCAGAGAAAGCTGATTGGGCTTATGGATACATTGCAAAGCGGAAGCCTTCAATCGCAGTTCGATGCCATCATCGACGCGGCTGCGGTTTGCCTGACAGGCTGGGAAAATATCCCGATTCCGTTCTCGCGGGACACGATCGGCGACGTGCTAAGCCTCGAAGAACTCATGGAGGTTTTTGGATTCCTCGTAACGTCCACAGTTCCATCGGCGGACGATAAAAAAAAGTCAGAGTTGCCGCCCTTGTGAGGTGTGGCGAACTGTGCAAGTCATGCGTTGGAAAGTGTCGGGAAACTGTCACGGAACAATTCCCGGCAGAGATCGAATGTCCGATCTGCGGTGGCGATGGGAAGTGCGAGCACTGCCAAGATGGTTGGTACACAGTCAAGCAATGCCCATCGAAATTCATCGGGAACGATCTGATACAGGACATCTCTGTCGTGTCAGCCTGCGAGCATCATCTGCCTGTGGCTGGTGGGCTCTTGGATCAGTCGGCGTGGTGGTTTGAACTTCGAGGATTGTTGAAGTCTGAAGAAAACCGAGTGCAGGAAGAACAAGCGAAACGGCGGAACTAATGGCAACGAACGGCATCGACTTTGTAATCGGCGGAAAGAACCAAGCAGCCCCTGCGCTTGCCTCTACCGAAAAAGGTCTATCACGACTTGAGGCCGGCACGAAGTCCCTGAAGACCGCGACAACATCGCTGATGTCGTCAATGGCACCGCTGCTGGCTGTATTGGCCGCTGTTAAAACTGTGATGGCTGCGGTGGGCGGCGTGAAGGCAGCGAATGAAGCCTACGACACGCAGACGGAATCAATCAAGAGGCTAAACTCTACTCTCGCGATTCGAGGTGCTCAGGGCGCATCTGCTGGAATGCAGCAGGTTGCCAAGGATCTAGAGAAGCTGACAGGCGTCAGCGATCAGACGACCCTGGCTCTGATGCAACAGGCCCAGTCGATGGGCTTCGCGACGGGCGCAATGGACGACGCAGCAAAGGCCGCTCTGGGACTAGCAGCAGCCACAGGCAAGACTGCAGAGCAATCACTCGGCGACATGAAGGCGGCACTCGAAGGAAACTTCGAGTCGTTCCATGGACTCAATCCGCAAATCATGTTCATGCGGACAAATCAGGAGAAACTGGCAGCGGTCCTCGCGATCGCCAATCAGGGACTCGCACAGCAGGCAGCAGACACAACAAGCGTTGCTGGCTCTGGCCGACGAGCTGACACCGCAATGGGCACGCTGATGGAAACCTTTGGGGCCATCATCGCACCGATTCGCGTGTTGATCAGTGCAGGGTTACAGCAACTTGCAGAGACGCTCACGGGCATGATGGCACCAGCCGCTGAATACGCCACAAGCGTTCTCGAAAACATCGGCCCAATAATGGACTACGTCAAAGAAAAAGTGGTTCAAGGAATCAACGTTGTTATCGGAGCGTTTACGTTTTTGGAAGTCATCCTGACAAATCTTGGCACCGTGTGGGATCTGGTTTTAGCCTACGCGGAAAAGACAATGCTTGGCATCGTCGGGGCTGTCATGCACGCACTCACGGAAGTCATTCCGGCCTATGCAATGTGGTTCGGGGAAAACTTCGTCAACCTGATTCGTGATGGACTGATGTTAGCCTTCACGGTGGTCACTAATCACATCGCCAAGATCGTCGACGCATTCCAAGCCCTTTGGGATTTCATCGCTTCGGGCGGCCAAACAGACGTTCTCGGGGAACTTGGAAACATCGCCGGCCGATCGTACCTCGAAGGCTTTCAGTCGTCGCTGACGGCCCTTCCAGAGATCGCAGCACGGCAACTCAGCCAGCGCGAGCAAGACCTCGCGGACAAAGTAGGCAAGATCGGCGCAAAGCTCGGCAATGAGTTCTCCGACAAGATGGAAGAGCGAATGGTCGGAGTTGGCTCAACGATCAGCGATGAGATGTCGGCAGCCACCAGCAACATCAATCTGAAGGGCAAGGGCGCGGTGATGACGCAGGGCATTCCAGCGACGGAAGGCCGGCTATTGACACGAGGGCCGGGAACGCGAATTCCGGAACTGATGCAGCAGATTTTGAACGAGCTGAAGAAGAAGCCAAACAAAGAAAACAACGGCAGGCCACTCGTGCAACTTGACCCGCAAGGCATGGGACTGCTTCAAGCCATCGCAACGAACACCGGGAACACACTGCAAATGGAGGCTATCGTATAATGGCAGCCCTCAATGTCACGCCAATGTGGAGCAAGGAAGGCGGATCAGGCGAGTCTGAAAAGTACGACTCATTTGCCACGAAGTTTTCACACACCGAAGGCTACATGGTCGAGGCCCAGCCAGGTGATAGTGCAGAAGATGTGTTGGCGACCAGTGGCCTCTCTGTGATGGACATTCCAGATTACGGAGCACGCCACAGGTCCGGAGCTGATTCGTTCGTCGACTCAAAAGACGCACAGCCACTCGGGCCGATCTTTTGGGTAGTCACTGTTAACTACAAGGGCAGTCGATTTGATAGCAACGTCGATATTGAATGGACTGACTCAACTTCGACGGAGCCGATTGACAGAGACTATAACGGACGTGCAATTGTCACTGATAACAATGAACAAGTCGAAGGGCTGACTTACGAACTTGCAGACCCTGTAGTGGTTATCCGTCGAAAGTTTCTTCTGTTTAATGCCTACACGATTTCGCAATATCGACACGCGACGAACTCAGATACGTTTCTGGGTTGGCCGCCAGGGACCGCGAAGCTAATCGGAATATCCGCAAAGAACCAGTTTAAGTGGAACATGCCGCTGGAACAGTGGGACGTGACGGCACGCATTCAATTCCGTATTCCGTACATGGGAGCGACCGCCGCGCAGGCGTGGTACAAGCGATGGAGGCACGAAGGGCTGCTGGTGCGTGAACCTAGTACACAAGATCTTATCGATGAAACCGACCCGAGCACATGGCCTATCGCTCGTGCCAGAGACGATATGGGGCAAGAGGCCACCAAGCCTGTGTTACTCACATCTGGTGGACTCCAAGAAAGAAATCCAGACGCAGCTATTTTTAAATACACGCAACTATACGGTTCACTCCCCTACTCAGCCCTCGGGTTAATCTAAACAAAGGCAACACATGACGACCATACTGGATGAGGTGCGAGTCACCGGATCGCTGTCAATCAAAGACACCGGAGTAGCTCCGCAGACGCGGGCGTCTGTTCTGAAGCAGGACGCACTCGCGATTTTCCCCGTCCGACTGAC